AAGCCCGGCAGGTTGAGCAGGTAATGACCACAAAACTCAATGAAACCGCCACAAAACTCAAGAAGGAAAATGATGCTGCAAAATCTCAAATTACTACTCTGCGTAATGATGTTGCCTCTGGCGCTGTCAGGTTGTCAATCGCTACGCAGGCCAGTGTACACACCCCCAGTGATACCGCCCCTGCCAGTGGAAATCAGCAAGCAAGAGCCGAACTTGACCCAACGGCTGCTAACACTCTTATCTCCATCGCCGCAGACGGAGACGAAGCCATCCGCAAACTCAACTCCTGTATCGACTCCTACAACCAAGTGAGGATTAAATGAGCTACCTAAGTAAACACTTCACCCTCGACGAACTTACCGTAACCGACCACAGGGAGTTCGACAACAGCCCGACACAAGTGGAAATTAGCAACTTGCAACGACTAGCACAACTGCTGGAGCAGGTTAAGGAAACCGTGGGCGGCAAGCCAATCATGGTTAATTCTGCCTTCCGGTGTAAACAGGTCAATGACGCAGTTGGAAGCAAAGACTCCAGCCAACATCGTCACGGCTGCGCTGCTGACATCCGAGTTCCCGGCATGACCCCTGACGAGGTAGTCCGTTCAGTTATTGCTGCGGGTTTACCCTATGACCAGATCATCCGCGAGTTTGACCGTTGGACTCATATCAGCATCCCAAATACTGAAGATGCAGAGCCCCGTGGCAATGCGCTTATCATTGACAAGGCTGGTACTCGACCTTTTGCCTGATTCATGGGAAAATGAGCTATGCCCTTAAAGAAGATCACCCTCAAGCCCGGTGTTAACCGCGAGAACACTCGTTATACCAACGAGGGTGGTTACTATGAATCGGACAAAGTTCGTTTCCGTCAAGGAACTCCTGAGAAGCTTGGGGGCTGGGCACGTATCTCGGCCAATACTTTTGTAGGTGTATGCCGATCGCTGTGGAACTGGATTACGCTGGGCTCCCAGAATCTATTGGGCGTGGGTACAAACGTAAAGTTCTACATTGAGAACGGCGGGGCATACAACGACGTTACGCCTATCCGCGCAGAAGTTACGCTGACTAACCCGTTTACAACCAATAGCACAACTACCGTTACGGTGTCAGATGCTGCCGGCGGTTATATTGCAGGAGATTACGTTACCTTTTACGGGGGAGCGGCTGTAGGTGGTATTACCATCCTTGGTGAATACCAGATTGTTACCTCAACGGCAAATACGTACACCATCACATCCGCTACTGCTGCAACATCGTCAACTACAGGCGGCGGTACAGTCTACGCTGTATACCAAGTTAATACTGGGCCAGCCTATGCAGTACCCGCTACCGGATGGGGTTCTGGCACTTGGGGTTCTGGGGTATGGGGAACCAGCGCCAACTCTACCTACGCAATGCGTATCTGGAATCAACAGAACTTTGGGCAAGATTTGCTGTATGGTCCCCGTAGTGGGCCTTTATATTTATGGAACGCAAATATAGGCTATAGCGCTTCTGGGGTTTCTATTACCAATGCGAATCCCGGTGTAGTTACGAGCACCGTCAGTATTGCTGATAAAACTGCAATCACATTCCAGACTACAGGAGCACTCCCAACGGGGCTTGTTGTTGGCACGGTGTATTACGCACGGTACATTTCATCCACTACATTTAATTTATCTGCCACCCCTACAGGGGCGCTTATTGACACAACTGGAACTCAATCTGGTACGCACTCTATCTCCCCACGAGGCATTGCGCTTACCGCATTAAATGGGGCATCAAGCGTACCGCTGTCACAGACTTACTTTATTATTTCTGACGCAAGCCGGTTTGTACTTTTATTTGGTACTAATGACTACGGTAGTACTACGTTTGACCCTATGGTTATTCGCTGGTCAGATCAAGAGTCTTACACGGAATGGACCCCTGCGGTGACAAACCAAGCAGGTAGTGTTCGTCTATCTCATGGCTCCAGAATTATCACAGCACTGCAAAGCCGCCAAGAGATTGTGGTTTGGACAGACTCAACCCTGTACTCCCTGCAGTACCTTGGTCCTCCCTACGTATGGGGTACACAGCTACTCGCCGACAATGTTTCTATTGCGGGTCCATCTGCCGCTGCGCTGGCCTCTGGTATTACATACTGGATGGGCGTGGACAAGTTCTACAAATACGACGGACGGGTTCAAACATTAAGCTGTGACCTGCGCCAGTTCATTTTTAATGACATTAATTTGCAGCAGGCTGACCAAATCTTTGCTAGTACCAACGAGGGGTTTAATGAAGTCTGGTGGTTCTACTGCTCAGAAAATAGCTTTACTGTGGATCGGTACGTAATTTACAACTACTTGGAAAATGTCTGGTACTACGGAACCATGGGGCGCACAGCATGGCTTGACTCTGGCTTGCGTAATTACCCTATGGCCGCTACCTATTCATACAACATTGTTAACCATGAGTCTGGTGTGGACGACAATACTTCTGGAACACCTGTAGCCATAGAGTCTAGTATCACGAGCTCGCAGTTTGATATTGACGACGGCAACAATATGGCATTTGTATGGCGCATGCTGCCTGATCTGACGTTCCGGGGCTCTACAGATGGGACTACGCCTAGCCTAACCATGCAGCTTCTGCCTCTACAGAACTCCGGTTCTGGGTACAACAACCCTAAATCTGTAGGCGGAACAAGCTCTACTGCCTCTCAAGCCGTAACAGCTACGCAGACATACCCAATTGACTTAGACACCTTTACAGGGCAACTCAATATCCGTATCCGTGGACGCCAGATGTCCATAAGAATTACCTCATCTACATTGGGAACACAGTGGCAAATGGGTAGCCCTCGGATTGATATTCGTCAGGACGGAAGACGCTAATATGGCACAAAAGAACGTAGTAGCTCCCCGTCTCCCCGCTGCACCGGCGGAGTACGACATTAATTATCAGAACCAACTACTTAACTTGTTGCGGTTGTATTTCAACCAATTGGACAATAGCAGCCCAATTAACATCTCCACACAGCGCATCGGAGCCAATATAATTGCGGCATTGAGCGCTCCCCCTGTCCCCGGAACAGCTACTCCTAGCTTGCCAACTCAGGCGGATTTAGCTAACCTTCGAGTAGGCGATGTCTACTACGATACAACCGCCAGTAATGTACTAAAGGTAAAAGTATGATTACTTGCGTAACCCTAGTAAGGAAATAAAAATGGCTGAATTTGATAGACCAGAAGAAGCTCCCGTTGTAGATAAAACTGGGCCGGGATGGTACATGTCTCAAGCTGGCGTAGGCGATCCTTCTGTCCTGACTTACAGTCCTGCAATGGCTATGGCCGCACAACAAAAGGCCGATGCCGATTACTTTGCTAAGTATAAAGACACGACCATAACCGCTAAAAATGGTCCGATGGCCGGTCAAGAAATTAGACCTATATTTACCCAAGGTGCTCGTGAGGGTGGGCGAGAATCAGACAACTATAGCTTGGACCCAAAAAAGATTTCTGGATACGGCTTTATGCCGAATGGTGAGCATAATTATTTTTATGACACAGCGGGCAATTACCTATTTGATGATGGTGCTACTACGGCTAAATTTAACCGTGGCATGGCTATAGGCTTGGGTGGATTTCTTGGGGCGGGCGCGTTAAGTGCTGCAGGTGCATTTGGAGCCGGTGCTTCAACTGCTGGAGCTTTAACACCAGAGGCTTTAGCCGCATCTAATTTGGCTGCGTATCCAACATCTGGCATTGTTGGAGCAATACCTGCTACTGCAGCTACGGGTATTGGAGGATTAACTGCAGCCGAAATAGCGGCATTAACCCCAGCACAACTGGCTGCGTATGCGCCCGCAGTAGAAGCGGGTAGTGCAGTAACGGCTGCAACAACAGCTAGTACAGCATTAACTCCCGCACAAATAGCCGCATCGGACTTGGCGGTATACCCAACCTCTGGAATTGTTGGCTCTGTGCCAGCTACTGCAACTACCGGACTTGGTGGTCTAACTGCGGCAGAAATAAACGCATTGACGCCCGCGCAATTGGCGCAGTATGCGCCTGCAGGAAGTAGCATATCAAACTACATTAAGTCGCGATACACAGACGGAAATGGCAATATTAAATGGGACCAAGCACTTAAAGATGCCGTTGTTGTAGGCGGAGCCGCTGCTGCATATAACCAAGCGAACAACAGTAATAGTGGTGGCTTACCTACGGGCTACCAAGGAAAAATACCAGAGTACAAAGCAATTCGTGGGCAGTTAGCTCCCGTGGAAGGCCGACGTCCCGGCGCTGGAGGTCAACGGTAT